ATTACACGACGGGATGTCAACTGAGACCATTGACGAGCTTTTATTAAAAGCAATGGTTGATTTAATTGACGAAACTGAAAACCCGGAAATCAATCATACAAACTATCAATATGTAGCAGGGCGACAAAAGGTATCGATGCTACGTAAAGAAGTATATGGTAGTTACAAGCCGCCTGCTTTGTACGATATCGTTAAAAAGAATATTGCAGCAGGTATGTACACTCCGGAACTGCTCGAGTGGTACACGAAAGAAGAATGGGATATTATTGATTTGTTCCTCGACCACGACAAAGACGAAGGATACACCTACGCTGCTATTGCACAGTTAGCAGAAAAGTATCTTGTACAAAATCGTGCCACTGGGCAGATTTATGAAACGCCGCAGGTGCGTTATGCTATCGCAGCAGCTACGGCATTCCACAGCGAGCCCAAAGACAAGAGATTAAAGTATGTTAAAGAATATTACGAATGTGCTTCAGAAGGTCACTTCACGTTGGCCACGCCAGTGCTTGCTGGTTTGGGTACTCCTACTAAGCAGTTCAGCTCTTGCGTTCTTATTAGCAGTGACGATACTCTTGACTCGATTTTCGCCGCTGGTGAGATGATGGCCAAATATGCTAGCAAACGTGCTGGCATTGGCTTAGAGATTGGCCGCATTCGCCCATTAGGCGCACCTATTCGCAACGGTGAGATTAAGCATACAGGCCTGCTACCATTCTTAAAGAAGTGGTTTAGTGACTTGCGTAGTTGCTCACAAGGTGGCATCCGCAACGCATCCTGTACTGTCACTTTACCTATCTGGCATGCACAGTTTGAAGACTTCATTGTACTAAAGAACAATCAAGGTACTGAAGAAACCCGTGTGCGTCAAATGGACTATTCAGTTGTTATTAACAAAATGTTCTGGAATCGTTTTAAGAACAAAGGAAACATTACATTCTTTGATCCGCACGAAGTTCCTGATTTGTACGAAGCATACTATCGCGATAGTGCTGAGTTTGAAAGGTTATACACACAGTATGAGCAAGATAAGACAAAGAAAAAGAAAGTACTATCAGCGGAAGAAGTATTTAAAAACGGAATCCTTAAAGAACGTACTGATACTGGCCGCATATATCTTGTATTCATCGACAACGTCATCGCACAAGGGCCGTTTGATACAACCGTTGATCCCATATATCAATCAAACCTATGCCAGGAGATACTTCTACCCACGAAACCTTTCCAGAGAATTGAAGACCCTGCGGGACGAATTGCTCTTTGCACTCTTGGCTCACTAAACTGGGGTTCATTCCGTAATCCGCAGGAAATGCGTAAAGCGTGTCGTGTGCTTGTGCGTAGTCTAAGCAACCTTCTTAACTATCAAGACTTCTTGAGTGTGCAGAGTATGCTGGCTAACAAGGAATTTGAACCACTAGGTGTCGGCATTACTAATCTTGCTTACTGGCACGCTCGTCGTGGCCTTAAGTACGGTGAAACAGATGCACTTGCTGAAGTTAAGCGTTGGATGGAACATCAAGCATACTATCTAACTGAAATGTCAGTAGAGCTTGCTGAAGAACGTGGTGCTTGTGAACGCAGTCAATATACATGGTATGGCAAGGGCGTGTTTCCTTGGGAACGCCGTAGCAAAGGTGTAAACGAACTAACAGACTTTACGCCGAGCATGGACTGGGAACCGCTACGTGCTAAGATGAAGCAACACGGGATCCGCAATGCTACACTAATGGCTGTTGCGCCTGTTGAATCTAGTTCAGTCGTTCTCAACTCAACTAACGGTATTGAAATGCCTATGGAACTTATTTCAGTTAAGGAATCAAAGGCAGGATCATTTGTACAGGTTGTACCAGAATACCGTCGCTTAAAGAACAAGTATCAGCTAATGTGGGATCAGCAGAATTGTGAAGCATACTTAAAGACTGCGGCTGTCGTTGCTGCTTATGTTGATCAGTCACTCTCGACAAATACTTTCTATAATCCCGCACATTTCCCAGGCGGCAAAGTTCCAGGAACACTAATTGCTAAGAACTTGATGCTGGCTTACAAGTGGGGATTGAAAACCATGTACTATAGCCTAATCAACAAAGTTGGTGCTAAGGTATCTGTAACTGGTACACAAGTAAACGGAGCTCACGCCACATCTGTAGTACCTACTGAACTTATTACGATATATACAGATGAAGAAGACTGCGAGGCCTGCAAGTTATGATACACTTTAGAAAAGAAGGTGAAAATGTACACAATGGATTTAATTTTTATCCTTTAAGTGACAAGGGTAGTTTTGGATTTATTTTTAGATACGGCCCAAAAATTCCTTTAACAGATCTTGGGTCAAAGGCATTTTGGTTTAGGTACAGCAAACACACAAAGAAATGGACTATTAAAAATGAGCAAAGCACAATATAATTTTACCAAACCTACAAATTACCTAAAGCGTAAGATGTTCCTGGATCCAGAAGGTCCTGTAAGCGTTCAACGCTTTGAAGAAGTTAAGTATCCTAAACTGCAAAAGTACGAGGAACTGGCTCGCGGGTTCTTTTGGGTCCCGGAAGAAATCAGCCTTACTAAAGATAAGATCGATCATAAAGAAGCAACTGATGCAGTTAAACATATTTTCACTAGTAATTTACTTCGTCAAACAGCACTTGACAGTATTCAAGGTCGCGCTCCGTTCCAAGTATTTGGTCCGGTTAGCTCAATTCCAGAACTTGAAGCATTGGCTTTAACCTGGAGTTTCTTTGAAACTAGTATTCACTCAAAGAGCTACAGCCATATTATTCGTAACGTCTACGGTGTGCCTAAAGAAGAATTTAACAAGATTCACGATACTGCTGAGATTGCAGCAATGGCAGCAAGCGTTGGCAAGTATTATGAACAACTTCACGTTCTTAACATTCGCAAGGAGCTAGGCGAAGACATTAAGTTACGTGATCATAAGAAAGCAATCTGGTTAGCACTACACGCGAGTTATGCACTAGAAGCACTACGCTTTATGGTATCGTTTGCTACAAGTCTTGCAATGGTTGAGAACAAGATTTACATCGGCAACGGCAACATCATTAGTCTTATTTTACAAGACGAGTTGTTACACACTGAGTGGACTGCTTGGCTAATCAACAATGTAACTAAAGATGACCCGGACTTTATTGACATCGAAAAAGAGTGCGAAGCCGAAGTATATGCAATGTACCTAGAAGTTATTAAAGAAGAAAAAGAGTGGGCAGATTACTTGTTCAAGAAGGGTGTTGTCATCGGACTAAATGCAAACATTCTAAAAGACTTTGTTGATTACACCGCGTTTACACGTTTAAAAGAAATCGGCATCAAGTACTTAGAAGAGCATCCGAAGTCAAGCCCTATTCCGTGGTTCAACAAGCACGTGAATATTAACAAGAAGCAAACTGCACTACAGGAAAACGAGTCAACAAACTACGTTATTGGGGTCATGTCGGATCATGTTTCGCACGACGATCTACCAGATCTATAAGGATAATAATATGGCACAGATTTATGAAGAAGTTGTTGTAATCAAGTTAAGTAAACTAATGAAGAGCTCTGCACAAGCAACCCCAGTTGTAGTAACTAATGAAATAGTTGCATCACTGGATCAGATTGTACAAGAGCTAGTCGGAGACGACGTTGTAGTAGAAATTGAAAAAGCATAATATAAAAGGAGACACACAATGACCGCAGCAAAAAGTAACCTTGGTGGTGTAAAAATAAAGAACGGAATTACTGGAATCAAAGTAGATCCAAATGCTGAAACTCACTCCCCTGTTGGAGAAGAGATGCTAGGCTTCTTAAAGAAGTTTGAAGAGATCGAAGAAAAGAGCAAGTGCCTTCGCGTACAGTTCTTAGATTGGCTAAGCGACAAATTGCTTGATTGGTCTAATAAGTTGCACGTATGGTCTGTGAACATTGACAGCCCTTGCGTAATCAAAGTTGAACCACGTAAAAAAGAAGAAAGCCGCGATGCTAAGGAACGTAAAGAGATTGCTCGTCTAAAAGAACTATTAGGCAAAGAACAAGAACGTTCTGAAATGTGGAAGAAGCAGGCAAACGAAGCAGCTGATGTACTAACCAAAGTATCAGCCGATGACCTTATAAAGTCAGTTAGCAAGAAGACAAAGGAGCCAGCATAATGTTTATCGGGCTAATGGGTGTAGGAAACGATGGCAAGACATTGTATGCACCAAATGGTAACAGAATTTGTAAGGTACCTGGATGGGCTGCTTGGCGCATCCAACGTGTGCAGCACTGGATCGCACAGCTAACATGGAAGAAAGAATGGAAACCGAAATGACCACGGACATTGACTTCACAGTGATTCCAAAGTTGCAGGAAGGCGAGCGCATAATTTTTCACGTAGAAGTGGGAAACTTGCCGGCACACAAAGCAATGGAATATTTAGAGTCTGTTAGAAACGCATTCAAAGAAAAAGTTGCACTCGAAGACGGTTCTCACTATTTCTTTGCCCCAATGCGTGACGGACAACGAACAGTCGATGTAGAAATTGTAAAGGTAGATAAAGAATGAATCAATACCATAGGGAACTACAGTCCAACGAGCGAGTGGTCCCAGTTGCTCTAAAGGATGGTAAGTTTGCTAATTTATTGTTTACACATAACAGTGAACGTAACACGTGGGATTGTTTTATGGAAGATGAAACGATGTCAGATTTAAAAGCTATGGAGATAAAATGAAAGCAGTAGTATGGTCAAAAGAACAATGTCCTTATTGTGTGCAAGCAAAGAACTTGCTTAAAATGAAAGGCATTGAATTTGAAGAACGTAATATTCAAAAGGACTGGACTAAAGAACAGTTACTTGAAGCAGTGCCCTCAGCAAGAACCCTTCCGCAGATTTTTGTCAATGACGAATACGTAGGCGGCTTTGCTGAACTTAAGAAGCATCTAGAGGCTTAAATGGCCACAGTATTATATACCCCACCTACAGCATCGTCTTCGATAACTGTTCCAAATGGCGGAACAACTATTCCGTCGGGGTCTGTTACTGTTCCGTCGCATAGTCATTCTTTGTATGGAATGAATAATAGTAACTCTACTTACATCACCGGAAACGGAAACTTAACTGGATCCGGTTTACACGTCACAAGCGATGCTGAATTTGAAGGCAACATTAAGTGGAAAGGAAAGGATTTAGGCAAGATGCTTGAAACAATCGAAAAGAGATTGGCTATTCTTGAACCTAATCCTAAGAAGTTAGCAAAGTTTGAAGCATTACAAAAAGCATACGATCACTACAAGTTGTTAGAAGCGTTATGTCAGGATGACGAATAATGAACACAGATAATCCAGGAGTTGTAAAATTACAAAAACAGGTTCAACAACTAGAGCAGATTGTCAAAGTACTAGGTAACAAAGTTGCATTACTGGAACGAGAAAACAACCGTCGTAAGATGGAAGTTGGACAGATAGCATTAGCACTAAGGAAATAAATGATAGTAGCACTATTCGCAGTAGATGATAATGGTGGAATGGGCAACGATGGCGGAATGCCGTGGCCCATGAACAAAGACGATATGAAATGGTTCAAAGGTACTACAGAAGGACAAGTAGTTGCAATGGGCCGCCGCAGTTGGGAAAGTCACGACATGCCTAAACCCTTGCCAAAGCGTCATAATGTATTATTCACTTCTAAGTTTTTAGAACGTACAGACATTCAACAGATTAGTGGGGATGTATGCGAAGGACTAAAGTTAGTTGAAAGCGAACAAATAGGCAAAGATGTCTTTGTCATTGGCGGAGCAAACTTACTGATGCAGGCTAAACCAGTATTAGATAGTGCATTCATTACCCGTATTCCGGGTGAGTATTTTTGCGATACAGTTATTAACCTAGACGAGTTCCTAGAAGGATTTAGATTAGTGAACACTCTTAACCTTGGATCTTGTGTTGTGGAGGAATATGAAGCAGTATAAAGAAGCACTTGAGTATGTTTTAACTCACGGTAAGGAAAAAGAAGATCGTACCGGTGTAGGTACTTACAGCATGTTTGGTTATCAAATGCGTTTTGATCTACGCAAAGGATTCCCAGCTACTACTACAAAGAAATTGGCCTGGCGTGCCTGTGTTAGTGAACTACTCTGGTTTCTAGAGGGCAGCGGTGATGAACGTAGACTTGCAGAAATTTTGCACGGTACTCGAGAAGAATCTAAAAAGACGATCTGGACTGCAAATGCAGAAGCAGACTACTGGAAGCCTAATGCAAAGTACGATGGCGACTTAGGTCGAGTATATGGAGTACAATGGAGGGATTGGTTAGTACAAACAAAACCAGGCCAACGAACGTCACTTGATCAAGTCGAAACTTTAATCAACAATATTAAAGATGATCCTAACAGCCGTCGTCATATACTTTCAGCGTGGAATCCAGGCGAGTTAGATCAAATGGCTCTTCCTCCTTGTCACGTAATGAGCCAGTTTGATGTTACTGATGGTTATTTAAGTTGTCAACTATATCAACGTAGTTGTGATATGTTCTTAGGAGTTCCTTTCAATATTGCAAGCTATAGCTTATTAACACACATTATTGCAAAGGAATGTGGATTAAAAGTTGGCGACTTTATTTGGACAGGCGGTGATTGTCACATTTACAAGAATCACTTAGAGCAGGTTCGTGAACAGTTAGCACGTGAAGAAAAACCATTACCTACATTGTTTATCACAGTAGATAAGAAACTTGGAGAATACACAGTAGATGATTTTCATCTTGAAGGGTATGATCCGCACCCAGCAATCAAAGCCGAAATGGCAGTTTAATTAAAAAGGAAAAATATGTTAATTACAAAAGGCGTAGCAGTAGGAGAAGTAGTAACACTAAAGTTGGCAAGTGGAGAAGAACTAATCGGTAAATTAACCGAAGACACTGATACACATTATGTTATTGAGCGTCCTTTAACATTGGTAATGACTCCTCAAGGGATGGGACTACAACCTTGGCTACTTACTGTAGATCCGAGTAAGGCAATCCGCTTTCCTAAGGATCGTGTAGTTGTTTGCCTTGAAACTGCTAAAGATATGAGCAATCAATATCTACAAGGTACTACAGGCATTGCACTTGCTTAAATAATAGATTATGCTAATACCTAGTTCTGCAGAAGTCTTATTTAGAAATACATTTACACAGGTTATTTCTATAGTAAGCTCTGCCGGAACTGATACTAGCTCTACTAGCGTAGTTAGTGATACTCCTTTAGTTATTTCCGATTTTGATGATCCTGGAATAACTATAATTAGGGCCCCGGGAGAAGTAACCTTAACCGGTGAATATCGAACAATTATTCCGATTAAATGGTATTGGAAAGACTTAAATGATGTTTTACAATCAAGTTCAGATATGCCTGTGCCAGGAACCTATCTTAAAATAATTCAAGTCGATAGCCCGCCGGAGATAAGTGTAGTGTGTAACTATAATATTTCTTCATCGGCAGGTGTTGATACATTCGCTCATACTGTAACACTTGATGACTACGGTGCAATTAAAAAAGCATTATTAGAAGCCTTATCAGGACAACCAACACCACCGATGCCATGAGTTCAAAAGCAATATCCTACGGAACAAAAAAATCTACAGGCCACGGAAAATATAAACCACGTGAAACTAATCCTGCTGGAGACTTAAGTGGTCCGGAAAACGTATATGTTAATAATCAACCAGTAGTATTCGGTGCAAGTAGTGACGGTGCTATCGACGGAAGTAAATGGAAACCGCATGGAGAACCCCCGGGAGATAATCATGCAAGACAAAAACCCATTCCTGATGAAATTGATAATCAACGAACATCTCATAGAGAAGGTGCAACTGTATTTGTAAATGGCAAGCCGATCTCTAGAATCGGAGATGATGTAGAAAGTAGTAAAGCAGACGGAATCGCAGGTGGTAGCGAAAATGTATTTGCCGGAGACGAAACAGGCGTTGATTTAGATATTCCTAGTGTTGCAGCAGTAGTTGAAGGTGACGATGCGGACGTCGAAGAGCCGGGATCTGGGTATGCGTACATTCAATCACAAATTGATGCAGGCAGATTATCAACTGATGATATTAAAAAGCAAGCATTGCTTAATAAAACAGCCGAAGATAATAGTCCAGCTAAACCACCTGGTCCTTTAAGTAGTAGTTGTGCAGATATTGCTAGTATTACTCCGTTCCCTACAGGGGATGCAATCGATAGTATTGTACTAAGTCCAAACTATACTGTAGGAAAACTTACAAGGAAACCTAATGTTACTTTTGATCATCCTGTTCGCGCAGGGCAATCTGGCCTAAGTGTAGAAGAAATCTGCTGTAATCTAAAACTTCTTGCAGTAAATTGTATAGAACCTATTAGGGCACAGTATGCAACAGCCTTTGTAACTAATACTTTTAGAATAGCCAACGGTGGAAAAAGTCAGCATCATAAAGGGCAAGCAGCTGATATACAGTTCAGAGGAATGTCTAAAGCACAGTATTATACTATTGCTCAGTGGATTCGTGATAACGTATCTTATGATCAATTGTTACTAGAGTACAAAACTACCGGAACTGGACTACCTTGGATTCATATTAGTTTCAATAAAGATACGCAGAGAAAGCAAGTTTTAACACTTTTAAACGATAGAACCTACGGGCAAGGGCTTATTCAGCTAGCATAAATACCAGTATGACAATAAAATCATCTGGTGAAATCTCGTTTTCTGAGTTACAAGCTGAATTCGGCGGTGAACCTCCAATTGCGTTAGGTGAATATTATAAAGGTAGTGCATATACTACCAGTTTACCTTCCTGGAACGGAGCTGTTCCAGTAGCAGGCGAAATTAGAGTAGGTGCATTTTACGGAACACAAAAATATTACCCCGGGTCTTACCTAACTGCAAGCACCGGTCTCGTTAGCTACACTTTGCCGTCTTATGTAGAAACTGTTTACTTTTCTGCTATCGGTGGTGGTGGTGGCGGTGGAACTGTTACCGACGGAGGAAGAAACGATGACTACGGAAGTTCAGGCGGCGGCGCCTCTGGACAACGAATAGTCAACTTTCCTATATCAGTTCAACCAGGCTCGTCTGTTACTTTTAGATGTGGCGGCGGCGGCACCCAAGGTGATGGATCTAGAGGAACTCCTAGAAACGGATACCCGGGCGGAACTACTGAGATGTGGTATACAGCACCTGGGGGTGCTGGTGGCTATGTCTATGCAGCCGGAGGTGGTGGCGGCGGCGGTGGCGAAGGTGGCGACGGAAATAACTACCCAGGTGGGTCATATCCAAGAACTAATTCCACAATACCTTCTCAGTATATAACAGGATCCGACGGCACCAATCGTACTGACGGTAGTATGTATGGCGGTTACGGTATAAAACAAGATTTTGTAACTTTAGTAAGAGTTACTGGAATATACACTGGCGGCGGTAATGCATACTACCCGCAACTTGATGCTTTTAATTTAGGATCAGGTGTAAACTTTGTCTACGGCGCCGGCGGCGGAGGTCACTACCAAAGTTACATTCGCGAAGACAACGGTAACCACCCAGTCTGGGGCGGAAAAGGTAGCCAGGGCATAGCAAGAATTACCTGGTAAAGGAAAAACAATGAAAATAATAAAATTTGATGCATATGAAGGTGCAGCCTTAGTACAACAAGATTCAGGAAATACCGTGCAAATCATTGTACCGTTTGATGAAACTGGCAATAAGTGGATCGCAGGAGATGATTTATTAGCATATATCAAAGACACTTTAGATCCAGCAGATCAGCCCAAAACTGAACGTGGTGAAAATGCTGCGGAAATCCAAGCAATGGTGCAAGAAGCAAGTCCTATTCCAACAAACGGAATACCACCAGAGCAGGTCGCAAGATCGGAAAGAGATATGCGTATTTCTAGAATAGAATGGCGTGTTAGCCGTTATCGTTCACAAAAAGATTTAGGACTTACAACCTCTGATAGTGAGCAAACTTTTAAATCTATTTTAGAATACATCGAAGAGCTACGTAATGTTACAGAGCAATCTGGTTTTCCTAATAACATTAATTGGCCAACCGAACCGAAATAAATATTTTTATCTTGCAGGGGTAAGCATTACGTAGTAATCTGTTGGGGTGAGAGGCCCTAAGGCTAAACGCAGGCTACACACGCCCTGGGGATTGCGTTAGGTTGACAACACTCCTTGATTGTTGTATAGTATAAGTTATTGTTGTATGAAGCAGATCCAAAGGCGGGCAAGACTCGGGTTCGAATCCCGACACCTCCACCAAAAGCATTCTCCTCAAGTATCTGATGACAATTGTTCAAAAGACGAGAAAGAGTTTAGAATGCTTTTGATGGGGGTGATATTGGCAATCGATTGACGGATGAGTAGACGAGTGGACAGCACGAGAGTTGACTGACGTAATCAGCAAAAAACTTATAAATGCTAACGACAGCGTTTACGCACTAGCGGCCTAAAAAACTAGCTATGCCGGGGCAACTATGCCTTGCTACCCAAAATAGTAAGCCCTCTTCGGAGGGCTTTTTTACGACTAACGAAAAGTAGCATAAATATTATATTATGCGATATCGTGAATTCAAACTAACTGAAGAACAGCTCGACGAGCTAAAGATGAGCCCTAGTTCGCTAGGTGCGTTTGCTAAAAGCCCTCTTGCACAAGGTATACAAGCAGGGTTTGAAGCAGAGCTAGTATTCCCAGGGCTAGCGGGAGACGG